AAAGAAACTATGCAGCAATACATCCAACACAATCAGAACAAGAGAAGAAAAATATCATTAAGTAAGAAGAAAAGTAATCCACAAATTAATCAACAAAATACCAATGTTATTCACATGGTTAAAAAGGAGAGATAATTGGGTGTAGCAAAAACTTCATTTGGGTGTAGCAAAAAGGATAGTCAATCTAGACTTAGAATCTATACTTATATATATACATATAAGGATTTAAATTGACTAATTATGTAGATCCTAAGTTAGTTGCCAAAGCATTGGCAAGGGTAACTAAATCATCAAACTTTCATTATTCTAAAGCTGTAGAAAAGATTAAAAAAAATCGCAAACAATATTATCAAAATAAGGAAACCAAAACACTACAAAAATCATTATCAAAAGACAGATTTAATACTTACTTAGAGGAGTTATATAAAGCTGATGTTGACGACTAACCTTACGATTGACGAATTAGATAGATTTCTACAAATTAGTAGTTTTTGTGATAGTAAAATGCCTAAAGTAAAAGCTAAGACATTACCTACAATGTTTAAGGTAATAGATAATAGTATTGGTATTGGAGAAGATAAGGAAAGTATTAAAAATTTGGACAAGCATACTGCTAGACTCAAAATTACATTAACTTCTAGACAAATTACAATTTATGATTTTATTTTAATATTAATGTTAGATGTTGCAGCTAAGGACAGAGAACTTCTGTACTTACGCAACTTTCCACAAAGAAAAAGTCTAAGACAAATGAAAAGAATGTATTTAGATTGGTCGCATACCAAGATAGGTTATGAGTACAATAGATCGTTAATTAATGTTTGTAAGATTGCTAATAAAAATTTAAAAAAATATTTGACAAGTTGACAATAAAGTAAGAAAAAAAATATATACTACATATAAATAGGTTTTATCATTTCCTACTATATGTGGTTTTTTTTTAGGCAGATCAGCTTTTTTTCTTTCTTTCTCTCTCTCAAATAAACTATCTGCCTAAATACCAAAATTTATCTAAATTGATTTAAAGTCTTGTAATTTGTGCTTCTTTTGAAGTTTCTTACACTTAAAAATGTCTTTTAAAGTTTCTTTTTTCTTAAACTTTTTAACAATATCAATTTTAAACATACTAATTGGATTGGTTAATGTTTTAGTGTTTCTAATCATATATTTCCTCTCTGATTCGGTTAATAACGAATCTAAGTCATTTAACATGAGTGATAACTAGATTACAACCCTTAATTTAACAATAAAATGGCTAATAAAACTAAAAAAAATCCAAAAGTATTACAAGAAATCTATGAAGAACTTGCTACTGGAGCTTCTATAAGAAGTTGTTTATCTCCTAGAAATAAAAAGGAAGATAGACCATGTTGGCAATCTTTTAGAACCTGGATGGCTAAAGATCCAGAGATTAGAAAAAATTACGAACAAGCTAAGACTGATGGAATAGAATATTTATTATCTGATGCAACAGATACAATTAATGAAGCATTAGAGAACAGTAAGTTCAAAGAAAAGACAGATTTAGGACAAACTCACTTAATCAAGTCATTTATTGACTTAACTAAGTGGAAATCAGAACGATTAGCACCTAAAACTTACATGAAAAAGGATAGTTTACAGCTTATGGGATCAGATTCATCTCCATTGGTTGTTAAGTGGGATAAGTAAACTGTTGATTAGCTTGGTTTATTGTTAGATTCACCAGAGTCTGAGATAAATGTAGCACAGAGTCATTTATAGAGTTAATTTGTGGTATTTTTGCAACATTTTTCTTAGAATTATTCTAAACTACAAGAAATTATGTAAGTAAACTATATTTTATTTATATTTTTATAAATAAATGGCTAATTTATTTAGTTATTTAACCAAGTCAGTTGATTAACAATCATTTTACTCAGTTCTGACCACAAAAGTCATGGGGGTGAAAAAAAAGCGACCCTCAAAACTTATATAGAAATTAAAAATAAAATTAGGGAAGTTACACACAACTAAAACAACAAACTACTAATAGGAAAAATTATGACAGAAGAAGAACGAAAAAAATTAGCCTTAGAAAAAAAAAATAAAGAATTTTTTAATAAATACAGAAAAAGCATCACAGGAGTGGCTGCTGGAGATAAGGAAATAAAATTTTTAGCAGAATCAATTCCTAATGCTAAATTAGACGAAAAATTTATAGCTGAGAGAACTGGTGCTGCTGTGTCAGAAGAAGAATTAAAAATGCTTAAAAAATTAATGCCTAGATAATATCAATGTTTGAATTTGATGATAAAAAATTAGGTTATACAGCTATCGTATATGTAATGGAATCCACTAATAGTGTGATTGTCCATTTTGATGGTTTTAATAACTTAAAAGAATGTAATAAATTTTCTCATCAGATCATGGATGATCTTGGTATTGAAACTTTGTTCAGCAGTCAAAATCAGACTTTACATTAATTTTTTTTAAAAATGCCGAATATAGTTATACCTTATAAGCCTAGAGCTTTGCAAAAAACTCTGCATAAGGAAATAGATAAGTTTAGGTTTAGTGTTTGTGTTCTACATCGTAGAGCTGGTAAAACTGTTATGTGCATAAATCACATGCTCAAGGCAGCTTTAACAAATACCAAGCTTAACCCTAGATATGTGTTTCTTAGCCCATACAGGCTACAAGGAAAGGCAACAGCATGGGATTACATCAAACAGTTCGCAGGTAAAATACCAGGCACTAAATTCAATGAGAGTGAGCTTAGATGTGATTTACCAAATGGTGCTAGAATAACAATCTTAGGTGCTGAGAACGATCAGGCCATAAGAGGTATTAGTTTAGATGGTTGTGTATTTGACGAAACACAATCTATTAAACCTACCATATTTCCAGAGGTCATAAGACCAGCTTTGGCTGACCGAAAAGGATGGTGCATATTTATTGGTACTCCAAAAGGTAGAAATTCGTTTTATCAATTATACCAAAGAGCTTTACAGAATAAAGAATGGTATGCTTGTACTCACAAAGCAAGTGAAACAGGAATTTTAGACAATGAGGAATTACAGGCTGCTCAAGATGTAATGTCCAAAGACTTATACGAACAAGAATTTGAATGTTCGTTTCAAGCTGCAATAACAGGATCTTATTATGGAACTATCATAGAAGATTTGGTTAAAGAAAAAAGAATGGAGTCTAATCTATTCGATGAAGATTTAGATGTAGAAACCTGGTGGGATCTTGGCATGAATGACCAGACTGCTATTTGGTTTGTGCAAAAATATAAGAACGAAATAAGATTAATAGATTATTACGAAAATAGCTCACATGGTTTAGATCACTATGCTGATATTTTAAAAAATAAAGGTTACGAATATAGCACCCATATATTACCACATGATGTAAAAGTTAGAGAGCTTGGCAATTATGGTAAGACAAGATTAGATAGCTTATTAGAGTTTGGCATAGTTGGTGAAGTAGCTCCCAAGATTAGTATTGAAGATGGCATAGAAGCTGTCAGAAAAAATTTAATAAATTGTTGGTTTGACCAGGACAAGTGTGCAACTGGCATAGAATATTTAAAAGCCTATTCAAAAAAATGGGATGATAAGGCTCAAGTTTTTAAATCTAAACCGATGCACTCTTACGCAAGTCATTGTGCTGATGCTTTTAGAACTGGAATAGTTGGGCAAGGAATAGAGCTTTCTAATTGGGAAAAAGAAGTTCCTATTAACACAAATTATATAGTTTAAAATTACATGGCAAAAAAAGTTACAGAAACAGAAATTAAATACATAATTTCATCAGAGATAACAAACTCTATTGGATTTATGGGTGGTGCATTATCAGGTTCCAGAAAAAAATCCCTAGAATACTACATGGGAGAAAAGCTTGGTACTGAGATAGATGGTAGATCACAAGTGGTTAGTACAGATGTTTCTGACACAATAGAAACTATCTTGCCAAACCTATTAAGAGTTTTTACATCATCTGACCAAGTAGTTAGATGTGAGCCAGTCAAAGCAGAAGATGTTTTACTAGCAGATCAAGTTACAAATTATATTAACTATATTTTTAATAAAGATAATAATGGTTTTAGTGTTTTATATACTTGGTTTAAAGATGCTCTTTTAGAAAAAAATGGAATTGTAAAAGTTTATTGGGATGACTCTGAAAAGGTTGAGCAAGAAACTTACGAAAATTTAAACGACCAAGAATACGAATTATTAATAGCAGATGATAATGTAGAGGTTGTCCAGGAAGAGTCTTTTGAAGATATTAGAACAAAAGAAGCTATGGATATGTTGGCTGCACAAGTATCATCTCAAGGTAGGCTTATAGAAGAAGAAGCTGTTCCAATGCTTCACAATTGTATTATTAAAAGAACAAGAGATGCTGGTAAAGTAAAAATAGAAAACATACCACCAGAAGAATTTTTAATTCAAAGGTCTGCAAAGAGTATTGAGGAAGCAAACTTTGTAGCTCACAGAGTTATGAAAACTAGATCCGATCTTATAGAGATGGGATATGACCAAGATATTATAGATGATCTACCAACTACTAATGGTATTTTATTAGACGATGAAAGATTACAAAGAGTTTCTGATATTGATGAAACTCCTTTTAATGATGCTCCTGATGACAGTACAACTGAAATTGAAGTTTATGAGTGTTATGTAAAAGTAGATATGGATGGCGATGGTGTTGCCGAACTTAGAAAAATAATTTGTGCTGGAACTGGTTTTGTTATCTTAGATAATATGCCTTGCGATTTTATTCCTTTCTGTTCACTAACTCCTATCCCAATGCCACATAGATTTTATGGTAGATCAGTTTCTGAATTAGTAGAAGATGTTCAGTTAGTTAAATCTACAGTTATGCGTCAGTTGTTAGATAATATGTATTTAACAAATAATAATAGAGTGGCCATAATGGATGGTATGGTAAATCTTGATGATTTACTTACTTCAAGACCAGGTGGTGTAGTTAGAACTAAACAACCACCTCAACAAGTTATGATGCCGATGCAATCACAAACGATTTCGCAACAAGCATTTCCATTATTAGAATACTTAGACACAGTAAGAGAATCTAGAACTGGTATTACAAGATACAATCAAGGTATGGATGCAGATGCTTTAAATAAAACTGCAACTGGTGTTAATGCTTTGATGAGCCAATCTCAAATGAGAATGGATCTAATCGCTAGAGTGTTTGCTGAA